CCAGTGACCTGGTCCATCATCAAGTACACACCGTCAATGAATAGGATGTCTGGCTTCAACTGCTCTGCCTTGGCAAGTAGCGAGTCGATGGTCAGGCCGTTCACGGCGTCGACAAAGTGGAATGGGTGTGAGGTCTTCAACGAGTCGAGGAAGTCAATCATGCGGTCTTCTTCGGCAGCGTTCAACTTACCCAGTCGCAGACGCTTGGCGGATACTTTGGCGCTTAGGCCGATGAATCGCTGAGTCTGTTCGTGGTTGTTCATCTCGAAAGACTGGAACATAGGAATCTTGCCTGATGCGTGCACGTTGGCAGCAACCTGCAAAGCAATCTGGGACTTACCAGTCTTAGGCGGAGCAACTAGGGTTACTAGCTGGCCTGCCTGCAGACCTGCTGTAGCCTCGTCAATCTTTTCAAAGCCAGTAGGTACGCCCAGCAACTTGTGGTTCTGGATGTTCTGGTACTCAACCCAGAACTGGTCAGGGTCCTTGGTTACGTCAATGTGGGTAGTGCCCTTAGCACCTTGCTCGTTGACCTTGGTGACGGTGTTAGACATCTCGATGAGTGCCTGCTCGTGGTCACCCACCTGAATCTTTTCAATCGCCTGTTCCATACCAGACTTAGTCAGGGTACGGCGACGGAATGCGACCATCTGGTCAAGTAAGTATTCGATGCTGTCTTCGACGTTGTACAGCGTGAAGTTAGGGTAGTTGTCCTTTACTACCGTTGCGGTAGGGACTTCCTTGTACTCGGTGTAGTGTTCACGGATGAACTTCCATACGGTACGTACTTCATCATCAACAATCCAGTCATCTTTTACCCCACGCTCGATTACTGGGATGATGTCTCGGTCGCGTACGACCTTGCTGACTAATCTGTGCTCGTTATCTGCTGCCATTTTGTGCGCCTTCTATTGTTACTTCTAAAGTCTGTTGAAATCAAATCTCCATGAGCCGTATCTACCCGCTTTCTCTGGAGAGTCGACTACGCCCTTCAGATTGGTACGATACGGAAGTTCGCCGATGAACTCCTGAATGTCTGAGTATAGCTCAGCATAGTTGAACGGGTTACCGCCACGACGTTCCAGCTTGTCCATCACAGTGTCTAAGTGATGGCGGGTCCAGCCCTCATCCTCAAATGCTGCAAGCTCAATAGCTAGTCCGTAGTCAAACGCCACGTTCCAGAACTTACTTAGTGCAGGGTTGTTCAAGCCTGTTATTTTGCGCTTGGTTACAGCCTTGCCGATAAGTGGCTTAGTGGTTTCCCACTCAGACGTGACAATAAAGTCAATCCCCACTATTAGGCGTGGAGGTGTCTCGTCTGAGATGTCGCCATTCATCATAGAACTTCTACCTTTGCATACTTGACCACGAACTCGCGGAAAGACTCTGCGTCGTCAAAAGCTAAAGCGGCCTCAAGTTCATCTACGTGGTTAGGTACCTGAATGGAGTACTGCCCGCCTGACGACTCGATAGCGTTCTCTATGAACTTGATGTGCTTGCACTTGCCAAAGAGGCTTGAGCGGGCACAACTGCAACGGACATTGCGGTTATCGCTAAGGTCCAGTTCAACTTCACATACACCGTCTTCACCAAGGAAGAGCTGTACGGTACGCCATTCAATCACACTCAATCTTCTCACTTACGTTCCTTGCGAAGGTCCTTATTCTGGATTCTGATGTGCTGAAAAGCCTCGTGAGCGAAACTTTCCATGGCCTCAGAGTACTGCTCTTTCCAGTTTTCTACTGGGACATTGGTGGTAATGATTGTCGGGAGCCCTTTGTCGTAGCGGCTTCGTAGAATCTCGTCAAACGTAGCGTCGTCGTAACTAGAGCCGTACTCCTTGCCCAGGTCATCCAAGATTAGGATTCGGACGTTGTACTGGTCATCTTTAGCACGACCGTGCAACCCGTCAACCTGCATCTGGATGAGGCGACGCTCGTCAGGGTCAGCATCAAACGCAGACTTCTTCAGGTGCAAGAACTCAGGGAAGGTCAGGAATCGTAGGGCACGGAACTTCTGCCCGTAGTCCTTGTCATCCACGTGGAAGATGCGCTTGATAGCATCATCATCATCAGGCAAGCGACGAATAGCCTCTAGACCAGCGACGACCGCGTGGGTAGTCTTGCCTCGGCCTGGAGGACCTACAAACAGCAAGCCAACCCCAGTGCTGCCTAGACCGCCTGGGTTCTTGATGACCTCACCTGCAAGAAGCGAGTCAATCCAGCTGTCGATTGCTGCTGGGAACTTCTTCCCAGACTCTAGCTCGACCTTCTCCTTGTTCCAGTCCTGATAGCGCACAGGAATGTTGGACGACTTCATCATCCAAAACTTCTTCATAACTTCAGTGTTGCTCATAGTAATCCTTCAAAATGCGGTACACATGTACGCGAATGTTCAGGCTGTCTAGGTCAGGGAATAGCTCCGCCAATGCGCCAGCCAAAGCATTCTCTGGCCCTGCGTCTGGCTTGCCCCAGAGACGGGCCGCGTGCTTAGCCATAACTTCTAGGCCACGGGCTTCTCCGTAGGAAAGAGCCTCGTCAAAGCCAATGTCATAGCCTTTGGTGTAATCTGACTCTTCAGCCATTAGTTCCCTACCTTGTTAATCTCAGGAATGATTACTTCTGGGTGGAAGTTTACTTGGTAGTGATAAGCGTCTACATTCTTGCTTTCAAGCTGCTCGACAAAATACGAGACGTTGTCGCTTAGACCGAGGTAGTGCTTCTTGTACTTATTTGGCCCTGTCATGCAAGTGACTTCTAGGGCACCAGCTAATGCGGAGTTATCCCCAGTGTCTACCGCACAGTAGCCTTGAAGTTCAAGCAAGTACTTATCAGTTATGCCGTTGAAGAATACGATTCGACGAAGAACCTGAAACTTCTCTGCTTCTTGGGACAAGTTGTATGACACGCCATCTGCTTGAGTGGCACATCCAGTAAGCGAGATAGTAGCGGCGGTGGCAGCAAGCGATGCTGCTAGTAGTTTTTTAATCATTAGAACTTATCCTGTTCGTGATAGACGGTTCTTGCTAGGTTCTCCATGTCGCGTACTGAACTAGCAAACATGGTGGCGCACTTCTTCCAGCCATCTTTGTAGGCCTGCTCGAGCTTCTTTTTTACCTCAGGTCCCAAGTCGATAGGCACTGCGAGCTTCGCTTCTAGCTCTGCAATGCGCTTATTACGCTTGGTGAGGGTTGCTTGAAGACCCTCGATGTGTATCTGCAACTTCTCAACGTTGTCCAGTGAAATCTGGTTCATTTGGTGCTCCCTCTAACTAGTTTTTGGTTACTAGGCGACGCTTGATAGCATCAAAAATCTTTGGGCGCTTCTTCTCGGCCTTGCCGTTGTTGCGCTTATCGTTGCGGTTGCCTTTTGCTTTAGCCATTTGTTGTTCTCAGTTTCTGTTCGTAGCGTTCTAGGGCTTTTCTTCCAGGGATGGAGTTCGAGAACTCTTCACCGTCAGAAGCATAAATGTACTCTGATGTTTCCTCTGATGCAACTTCCGACTCGATTTCGGTTAGGGCGCGTCGTGATGGCATACCTAAGTTGTTCAGCGCACGGTCCATGTCAGTGGTGAACATGCGTAGGAAACGCTTGTACAAAAGTTTGTAGTTTTCGCCAACATTCCAGTCGTGGTGCTTACGCTCATCGCCGAGGAACAGTCGCATGATTTCCATCTCGACAGGCGCGGTGATTCCATACTGAGTGCGCTGTTTGGCCAGTGCTCCACTGAGGTTCTTGGTGTTGATTAGCCCAGGAAGCAGCGGGTACTTGCGTGAAAGCTGGAAGCTGAACTCCACAGCAACATCGACTGGGGTCCATTCTGATTCTGGTCGACGGCCACGAGTCTTAGGGTCACGCTTGTCTGTGGACAGCTTGTGCTTGACTGCTGCTGGCTGTTCGTTCTCTAGAAGACCAAAGCCACCAATCTCGTCATCGCCAGTGGTGTCTTCTCCACGAGGACGCCATTTTCCATTGGTCACGGTAATCTCCTTGTACTTCGATTTTTTCTTATGACTAGTTAAGTCATTTGTAAGTACTGTAGTTAAGTAGTTATTACTATTACTATCAGCTGTTGGTGTCGTCTCCACTTGACATGGTTCTTCACTCAATGTCAACTGTGGTTTACATGGTTCAGGGTCTGATGTCAACTGTACTTGACCTGGTAGAGAGTACTCATTTAGGTACAACTTGCCGAGGTTGCGCTTGGTTCGAGTGACTTCCAGAAACCCCTTTGTCTTTAGCTCTGTAATCGCCGTAGAGACGTGCTGGCGCGAATACCCAGTGAGTGTGGCAAGTTCTGCCGTCGACGGCTGTACGGGGCGTTTACGGGCTAAATAGGAGCGAATGGCCAGGTACGTGCGGAGTGCCGCTGGCGATAGGCTCAGGAGTTCTTCATCAGTCATAGGACTGACTACTATAGTCGACGATTTGCGATGTTTTGGATTGCAACTGGCTTAGTCACGAAAGAAAGTACTACAAGTGCAAAAAATCCCGCCGCAGGAGCGAGCACGATAACACGCAGGTCAAGGTGACCAAATAGGGCAAAAGCACCTACACTAAGTGAAATAGTCAAGAGGGCCTTGACAAACTTGTTTCCAAGCCAGTCCGCAAGAGATACAAGGAACTCAGCCACGTAGCCAACAGCAGCACCAACCAAAATGGTTTCAATAAGAATGTTCATAAGAACATCTTACGGCTTAGATAACCTTGCCCTCAATACCTGCGTATGTACGCACCGTGTACGCACGGCCGATAGGGAGAAAATCTTTTAGCGTGTCGGTGAGTCGCGTTACCTTGACAGTCTTGTTTGGGTAAATGTGGCTGCGTGAAGCACCGACAGTTCCCTGCCAAACGGCTCCATAACCAAACGGCGAATCTCCGTCAAAATAGTCCGTTGGCTTGTAAGCCACTTCTACCTGCGCAGCTTCATACTGAAGGGTTTTACCAGCGTTAGTTCCAGTCACTTCGACTTTAAGTAGTACTGGGTTGGCGTTGGCAGGAATAAAGCCGCTTACACTAAAGCGAGTCCAGCCAGTGGTAACCACTAGTGGGTCAAGCTCATCTGATTGGTGAGTGGTTACTACATCCTGGCTACTTGCATCGAGCGCACTTAGTTTCAAATCGACCGTAGTAGTGTCCGTATCAGTTTCCGAGCTTAGTTTCAAGTAGATGCTGAAGGTGTAGTACTTACCAGTTTCAACTACTGCAGTTTCTGCTGAAACAACGGTGCTACCAGAAGAGGCTGTGACGACCTCGAGCATCTTGCTTCCAGTCTCACCTTCCCAGGTAGAGCTGACATAGGAGCCTGTTGCGCCGCTACTTACTGTCCAAGGAATCGCTGTAAGGGAATCGTCGAACGAAGGGTTTAGTAGTTCATTGGTTTTCTTAGGGTTCAAGAATACGTCTAGCGCACGAGCTTCATAATAAGCCGTGGTAGTTGACTTAGCCAACTGCATCATGTCGAGATACAGAGTGCCTGTGTTGTCAAACAATAGTTCCACACCAGCAAAGACTGCTCCTACAGGAGCTGTTGCTGTATAGGACACTTTAGCCCAGGTGTTCTGCGCAACTGATGTCGCGCTACCTGATACAGACGAGCTAATAGGGGTGCCCAGGTAGTTGTACCAGTAAATCTTGCTAGTAACTCCGTGACCACCAGAGCGGGTTGACTTTACCCAAGCTGAGAAAACGTACTCAGTACCAGCGACCACTGGAGTGCCATAGCTACGAGGAAAGACTGTGCCGTTGTTTACGCCAGTATTTGCAGAACTGACGACTACCTTGGCGGTATAGGAATAGTCGATTGCATTAGGCTCTTGCACAACTGTAGGAGGTATTACCGCCTGCTCAGTAGTGATAGTTACCCCATCAGTACCGCGCCAGTTACCTAGTCCTTTGTAAAAACTACTGTCCTGTGTAGACAGCAGTAGGTTAGGTGAAATAGTTAGCGTTGGAGCGTATCCAGTCAAGCTTTCGATGTAAGTTTCTACCGATTTAGCGGTGCCCTTGTTAGAGAACATGTACACGGCCTCACGTACCAGACGCTTCTGGTTTTTAGTCGCAATGTAAGCCTCAGGCTTCAAACCAAAGTTCAAGGTCTTTAGGTTGATTAGCTCAGGGTTCAAGAAACGACCCGATTCCTCAGGCAAGACATTGTCTGCCAAAGTCATGATTTCATCTAGCGTAAAAGAAAAGCCCTGTAGGAACTTGTATAGGTCTGAAGAGGTATCTACAACGTCCAATGGAGACTGAGTTGCAGAGGTGAATACTCGCGGCAACATGTCCATGAACTTGTCGTGGGTTGATACCAAAGTGGTACCATCACTGGCTCTCGAATCATGCGCTTTAGGGACGATTGTGTAAACGTCTCCACCGACAATCCACTGGTTAGTCGCATCATTCTTCATCCAAACACGATAGAACGCATAGCGCCCACTAGTTAGGGATAGCGATGAGTTCTGAGGGTTGTCTTCGAAGGTAGACAGGATAGGTTGGTTATTTCCTGAGGACCATTCCCAGAGGATGATACCGTCTTCTTCAGTTTCAGAAAACCCATCCTGGCTTCTAAGCAGACGTATCTTTGAGAAGTTACCTTCAGGAGTAGCCCAAGAAAGGCTTACTGTGTCATAACTCAGGGCAATAGCTGTAAATGGAGCTACCGAAAAGGCTAGGCGGGGAGCCTGGCCATACTTGTCTTGGTAAACAGCACCAGCTGGTCTTGGGGGTACTTCTGTAGGACCACTGTAATGCGCACTTTTATAGAGGGGCATTTTTACCTACTAAGCTGTTCCGCCGTCAATCACTCCAGAAAATGCGCCAGCTGCATTGATACTGGCTACAACAGTGTTAGACGAGTTTTGGACTTCGAGAAGGTTTGAGGTTTGGCCGCTAATAGCCTTTAAAGTTAGGCCAGTGCGGGTAGTTGAGCCTGGGGTAATAACGGAGCTTCCTTTGACGCTAACAGCGTTGTAAACGCCCGCCTCAATGTTAGCCAAGCGCTCTTTCAAGCTCAACCAAGTGGTTGTAGCAGTGACCAGTTCCCCCTGGGTACCCCAAGTAGGGCTAATGTTAACGCCACCAACACCTAGCTGGCGCTCGATAGTCTCAACTTCAAGGTATACCGTGTTAACGTCTTCTGCGACCACTAGGTCTTGTACGTTTTCCTTAGGTGTCCTTGTAAAAATGGAACCTGGATAGCTTGATGGCATAGCTTATCTCCTAAACTCTTCTTCTATTGTCCTCGGTACTGAGGGGTTTTACAGGGCTTACTCGACCTCGGTCAAAGTGACTATTACTGAAGGGACTGCTGGAGCATTGGCGCTGGTCCCGTGAGCAGCTAGGTACACTGAGGTAGACTCAGATAACCACCAAATCTCTACATAATCTCCAGGAACCTGGGACTTTCCTAACCAGTTCCACGCGGCAATAGTGCTCCCAGGTATTGAACCGTGTTTCGCTGGGACAGTGACTATGGATGCACTTTGAGGGTAATCTTGCCCGTTGTAGCGCAACCACACTGTGACATCGGCAGCCGAACTAGAGCTATTGTGGAACTGCCCAGACCATTGAAGATTGTACGTCCCAACGTTAGCAATCGTAATCTTGCTTCCATCAACCACAGTTACATTGCTTGCAAAATCGACTGTATTGATAGTAATAGCCTGGGGAGTATTTATCGTAGATACCGTCTGGCTGGTCGTGTCGTATAGAGAGGCGCAGTTACGTTCCATAACCTTGCGGGCTATTTTGAGGAGTGTCTCAGTAAGTACCAGCTCCTTAGTTCCATTGGATAGGTCCTGGACATCTACCAAAGTATCTATGTCCGACAGGTCCTCGTCAGCTTTTAGGTGGTCGACATACACTGGGACGTTGCCCGTTTTATCTGTTCCAAAGGTTCCGACCCAGATAGGGAATGAAGGGTTGCCTCCCTCAAAAGCCACCCAGATTCCTTGCCCTACGGAAGGGGTCTCGAACTCAATAGCAGAACTATCTACAGGCCAAGCCCAATCTGTAATCTGGTCAGCCAAAACCTGGGGCACCCGCAATCGCAAGCGCCCCTGATTCAGAGGGTCTTTGTTGCTGTATACGTTGCCGCGATACAGGCCGAAGAACCCAGCATTAGGGTCAATCATGGTTATCTCGAAACGATTACTGTGTAAATCTTGAACGTCGTGTGGTCACTCGCTGCTACCACGATTGGAATCGCGGTTGTGCCTACAGGAGTATCTACTGGGGTACTGACAGGGTTACCATTAATAGTTACTGTCGCTCCAGAGTTAGTCGCTGTAGGAGTAAGCGTTATTGTGCTAGTGCTTACGCCACTTAAGTTGTAAGTGTAGAAGTCAGGGCTAAATGCAGGACTCAACGTAGTGCCGCTAGGAATGGCTAGGGCGCTCAAGGTCGCATCGCTAGATGCCTGAGTTACGGTTAGCTGAGCTTCCTGGAATACAAAGATTTCATTTGGCGAACCAATGAGGGCGTTCACACCATAGTTATTTCCGCTTGCACGAGCCAAGGTCTTTACCTGCACTACTCGAACACCTTCCACCTGCTTTAGGCGGAACTCAATGTCTTCTGGGGTAATGGCGTCTCCAAAAGAAATGTTGTTGTAAGAAAAATCCGTAAGAAGCTTTAGCTTCAAAGCAGCCTTAACGGAGTCCGTGTTGTACTGAGGCAGTTTACTGAAGACTACCTCCACGCTAACTGGCACGTAAGTTGGTGGTGAGACAGTTACTGAAACACCCACCTGAGTCTTATCTACCAAGTAGTTTTTAACGGCGGTCTGCAAAGTAGTCCATTCAGGCTGAAGCGTCGAGTTGTTTACTGCATAGCCTGGAAAAGCGTCACTGGTGTTGTCGTTACGCTGAGGAGATACAAACAGGCTTACGGATGTCGGTGTTGCCGCATCAGCCTTAGCCTTACCCACATTTGGAATGGCCAAAACAAGATTTTCGTAGTCTTTCAAGCTAACTGCGCGACTAACAGCTGTGAGCAGCTTAGGTGCGTTAGTGCGGATGCTGGCGGTACTCTCAGGGCTTACTCCACCGATACCGATAGTAGTGTTAGTCACATCAATGTAGTCGTTTAGGTGAGACACCTCTACTGTAGATTTTCCTGGCACACGGTACACTGTGTCAATAACAGAGTCGCCGATGTTACCTACTTCTCCACCACCAACGTCGTATACGACCTTAATGTGAGCAAGCGGCGCAGGAACAGCCCCAGATACCCCATCACCAAAGTTGATGTAGGACGTGTTATTAGCGTCCAACGTGACTGAGTAGACAGCGTCTGATGGACCGTAGTCAGCTAGGTGGATGACCTGTTGCCAAGGCTCGTACACAGTTCCGTTTTCTACCCATACCTGAATAGACCCGTCTACAATCTGGTCAGAAACTAGTGGGTAGCTCTGGTTAGCCTCACCAGTAGATTGTCCTACAGATTCACCAGCGATGTCTGGGGCTGTAGCGCTGTTCTCAGGGCGACGAGAAATGTCCTCAGCGTGAGTTGCCCCTACTGTCACCTGACCAGCAACTGCACCAACCTTAGCTGGAACAGTGACCTGCTCAAGGGTAGTAAAAATCAAAGTCTGAACAGTGTCATCAATGATTGCTTTACCAGATACCTGAGTACCTGTAGGAAGCACCACGTCCGAAGAGCTGCTGTTAGTGAAGCGCACAGTCGTGTACGCAGAACGATAGCCCGCAGGACGGTAACCGTACAGCTGAGCCAGGTTGATTACGTTCTGTCGCTGACTTGCAGTAGGTAGGTAAGACTCGTTGGCAACGCGGTCGATGTAGTAGTTCAGGATGTCACCCATGTACGCAAAAGCCTCAATAAGGGCAACGCCAAAGTCAGCTGGGTCTGTTCCTGTCCAGTGCTGCTGGTTAGAAGCGTTGGCGTTTACAGCTGCACGTACACGAGTAAGTAGCTCTTCACGAAGGGCGTAGTAATCGCGGCTAGTGTAGTCAATACCTACTGGAATGTTGCTATTAGTCGTCATACTGTTTCCTCAATGATTGGGTAGTTGCCTGAAAGCTTTGCGAATCCCATGGTCACGGTTTGCATCTGCTGGTTAGGTAGGGAGTAAACGATTTCAACAGACATGACGCCTGTTTCATCGTTAAAAGTAACTTCGATGTTTGATAGCTCTAGAAGTGATAGGTCACGAGTAAACGCTAATCTAATCTGGTCCTTTAGAACTTCTGAACCACGTTCCGCGTCGCCTAGAACTAATGACGGTATCTCTGTACCAAAACCTGGTCGCATCACACGCTCACCCAAGTTAGTTCCGATAGCGATACGGACGCGGTCAGCCCAGATTTTTTCCTGAGAGCTATTGGTCGCTACACTTCCAAACTCGTTGATTTTAAACGGTAGGCTAATGCTTGACTCGGATACTCTGATGTCTGCCATGTCTATTACTTCCTAATACTCAAAGAATGTCCAGGGGTACTGGTTACCCATCTGTGAGGAGTATTAGTGAACCCTGGTTTCGCCATCGTTGTTCCGTTAGCAATCAGCTCATTTATGTTAGTGATGTTCTTCAACGACACAGAGTCACTGAAGCCTCTATTACCAGCAGGAAGTTTGATAGTCACTACGGACTCGTTGACTCCATCAGCAAATGTGGCTGACTGTAAGTATTGCTCAATGTTTATTTTACCAACGATTGACCTGCTTAGAGGCTCTGAAGAGCGGGCACTTGTGCCCATAAAGTCCACAGAACTAGCGCCCAAACCATCTGTTGCAGCCATGATGTCAACGCCGTACTCGCCACCACGGTTCATTCCGTGAGTAACTGACCTAACTAGCCAGGCACCATCTGTTTTAGCTCCAGTGCCATCTACATAAACCAAAGCATTTGGGCGTAGTCTAGGGTCGCCTTGGCCCATGATTCTGGCAGGCAAGGTAAACCTAACCCCGTGCGCAACGCCTTCTGCCGAGTTGTCTGCCCACTCAACACTGTTAGCTACGATTTGGGTTTGATGGTCATCGAAGTACACGCCACTAAGGTCTGTTCTTAGAGCCTTACCCGTGTCCATAGGAGACTTACGAGATAGGAACGCTTGACCTGTCACAGGGTCTACTCCACCTACCTGCTTGACGGCACGAACAGTGTCTTGGTCCTCGAGGTACTCTCCACTAAGGATTTCTATAGAGTCCAAGGTTCGGTCCAAGCTGGCATTAGTACTAGTGATTGGTACGTTCCAGTACTGCATGATTGGGAGGTTTGTTGAGTCCTGGTCCAACAGCTTATCTATAGGACGATAGACCAAATCAGTACCATCTACGTAGCAGACGTACCCAATCTTCTGAGCGTTTTCCTGAAGCCATTCCCAGTAAGAGCCGCCAGAGATACCAATCTGTGGCCAGCGTGTAGGATGGTTTTCTCCAATAAAGCGGAAACCGTGTTCCTTTGCGAGCTCTTCAGCTACCTCTGGAATAGTCATGTTGGAGAATACTCGAGGGCTGCTGTTTTTTAGGATGAAGGATGCGCCAATGCAGTAGACCTTTGTAGGACGGTTCGTCTGACCAGCTTTAGTCTGAGTGGTGACGGATACATACCCGTACCAAACTTTTGTCCTAGAGCCTTGTGACCAGGTGAACTTTACAGGCACTCCAGTCTTCAGCTGCTCATAGTAGTCGCCACGGTTACTTGTGTAGGACAGTAGTAGCACATCGTGCTGTCCACTAACCTGTCGGAGCTCCAGATTCTCTGGCGGAACCTTGAAAGAGGGCAGCGTCGGGTACTCCACTGTGTAACGAGTGGATTTTCTAAACTTACCCATCAGTTCTTTAGACACTTGGAATCCTTAGGGTGGTACCAACCTTGATGTCAAGGCCGTTACTAATCTCTGGGTTGTAGTCAAGAATGCGCCACCATAGGTCCACATTACCTAGTCGTTCAAGAGCCAGCTTGTCTAGGCGGTCGCGCTCAGTCCAGACATAGTAGTAGTACTGGCTAGAGTCTGCAGGAAAGTGACGTAGGACACCTACAGTATAAGTACCTGTACGAGAATCCAACGCCTTCTGTAGGATGCCGTCAGCGTAACGGCTATCTGCGTAAATCATTATGCTCCTGTCGCATAGCCCATGAAGTCTGGGACTCGGTTAGCAGTGATAGAAACAGTAGAGTACAGAGGGACCATTCGGTTGTCGAATAGGTGGTGAGTAATCGTTAGCCCATTGATGTTGACTAGGTAACGCAAAGACTTACCAATGTGCAGTTCAATCAAGCGCCCTAGCAAAAACCCCAAGTCAGCAGTAGTGCCTCGGAGCTGAGTGTTCATCTCAAAACCTACAATGGTCTTTAGCAAGAACTCCACGTCATACATGGTTCCCTTGTTGTAGATTTCCTTCAAATCCGCGGTGTTTCCTTCTTGTGCGGCCGCTCCATACACTTGCTTGATAGTCAAGTTATCTCGCAGAGTACCTGAGGAGGTCAAGTACTGGAAGTCGAACATGCGGTTCAAAACTACAGAGAAGCTGATTGCTGAGCCGTTAGCTCCACTGTCAGGCATAACCTTAGACGGTCCGCTAACGTACTTCATGTAGTCAACGGCCGCTCCACCAGCAATAGTCATCGAGATGTCTGCTGGGTTGTAGTGGAACTGGAACCCATACTTCTTCAAGTTGATAATGTTTGTTGCGGTACCTAGGTCAGCGGCCGTAGTCGCGTCAACACCAGCAAATACGTTGTTGAGATAGTTAGAGCGGGGAATGTAGGTCTGAATCATTCCCTTACTGGACTGACTGGTAGACCAAAGCTGAAGTGCGTCCGTAACACGGGCTGGGGTGTTGTTGATGTACAGGCTGCTGTCATCATACTTTGCGCCCTTAACATCAGGGGTAAGGCCAATCTTGCCGTTACCTACTAACCGCATTGGCCCAAAGTAAGTGTCAACCACTCCACCAATGTTGTACTGAACATCTTTGTCTGAAGGATTCGGGGCGGTAATCGTAGGGGCAGTAGTGTTTGTATTTGCGTTATTGAATGAAGCAGCGTCCGCTGCTGATTTGTACGCCTGTGTGTTTAGGTTAGCGATTTGACTAACAGCGGTCGCTCGCTGAGATGAGAAGCTAGTGATGTCTGTGTCAATAGTTGCGATAGTCGCGTTTAGGTTAGTGATAGACGTAGGGTCAGTCTCATTTGATAGCGCGATTAGATAAGAGATGCGCTTCTTTTTTAGGGTAGCAATCTCGTTGTCTAGGTTGTTCACTGTAAAACGAAGGTCCGACAATAGGTTAGCGTCGTTGACGCTGGAGGCTACAGCCGTGTCGTCTCTCCAGTCCCTGACTGTAATGGCCATTAGTACGCTCCCATGTTACTCATGAATGAATCTTGCTGTAGTTGCGACTTGACTAGGTCAGCCAATCGCAGGGCCTCGGCGTCACTTGCCTGAGCAATGGTGACGTTGATGGTCACATTATTGCCAGACCCAGAACTGCCTACAGAGCCTGAAACTGAGGCTGCAGACATCGCTGATGCCATAGAACCTGCCGCTCCGCTACCCAGTTGAACAGAGCTTCCGCCGCTTAGTACGGGAGAAAAACCAGAGCCTGACATGCTGGCACCCTGAATAGGGCTACTTAGGCTGCCGCCACCAGAACCGCCTCCAGTTGGATTGTTTGGCGGTGAAGTGAATGTGTTCGGGTTTACAGTAGAGCCGTTCTTGGCTACTTCAAAGTGTAGGTGCGGACCTGAGGCGTGGCCTGTTTGGCCTGATAGGCCGATGCGCTGACCTGCCTTAACCTGTTCGCCCTGAGTTACTTCGATTTGAGAAAGGTGGCCGTAAAGACTTGTCCAACCATCACCGTGGTCAATGACAATGTTCTTACCAAAGGAGAAGTTTCCGCTTCCTTCACCGACAGACTTTACGCGACCTGCGTAGGCTGCAAGGACAGGCGTTCCTTCAGGAACAGAGAAGTCAACACCGTGGTGCGAACCATCAGCC